GATTGCTGCAATTCGTTGGTTTTGCTCTTTCTTGGTCCCATCAAACCTGTCAGTTGACGGATAGCAGCCAGTGCCTTCTGTCCTTCTACGGATTCAGAGCCAAGAGCAGGCAAGGATTGTTCCAGCAAATCCATTGCCATGCCAATGTTAATCATGGCAGCTTCTTTTGTACCCATTTTGGGTTCGGGAGTGGACATGGGAGAAGCCATTGGAGGAGCTTCTGCCTCTGACATACCGCCTGTGTCTGCCATGCTTGGCATATTGACAGAAGATGGATCGCCGCCACCCGCACTGCGGGAGCCTTTCATCAATTCCATCAACTTATCGGCAGGTACACTCATAACCACTCCTTTTCGGCGTTTGTAAACACTTACAAACATCTTGTCAATAGGTGGGGTGAGTTTATGTCAGCACCCCATGACAAACCCTTACGGATTACTTGCGGCTTTTACGGCCTTTGCGAGCTTTACGCATGGTCTTCTCCAGGTTAGAGGCGGCGACCTTTTGGTTAGGGGAAGGAAGCCACACCCCTTTTCCCTTGCGGGGGAAACCTATTAACGGCGGGTCTTGCGACTACGCTTCATTTTGCGTCCGTACATGGCAGCTCCTTAGTGGGTTTAACGGCGGTTGTAGTCACGTTGACTACGCCCAGAAGTGTTTTTAATCCCTGTCTGACGGTAAGTCAAGCTAGGCATTTGTTCACCACGCTTTAATGAGCCAGTGGTTACTTTCGGTTGGTCAGCACGAGGCTGTACTTGTTGCGTTGCCATCACTCTTCTCCTTTTGGTTCAGGTTTTTGCTGCGCTTGTGGAGCCTGTGGTTGCTGTTGTTGCTGTTGCTTCTCTTCCATCTTTTTCAGACGGTCTTTCAGCAGCTGCTTCATAGGTGGGTCCAGCATATCCAGCAAAGATTCCTTGTCAATGACACCTGCTTTGAACAAATTAAAGGCAAGTGTACGCTGGTCTTCTGTAAAGATGGGTGAATTGGAGTGAGCGTCCACTTTCACCACAAAATCACTTGTAAATTGCTCTGCAATAAACGGAACACCGTTGATGTCTTTGAAATGCGTGTTGTTGTAAGACTGCATACACTTCAAATACAAAGTTGCGAGCTTTTCTAGGCTGTCTTCTATTATCAGCGCCCGTTTTTTGGCTCTGCTAGACCCTAAACGTGCAAGTTGGCTGGCGTGACCGCTGCTACGCACCCCTTGTTCGCCTCTGCCTTGCAAAACGCTAACAATTCCTGACGCTTCTTCAAACATCAAGTCGATTTCACCTATTTCACGAAACAAATCTGGTGGAATTTGTGGGGCTAACTTCTCTACTTTTGCGCTTGGCATGTCGGTTGCCAGCAAGCCACCCGCCCTGTTAAGGGCAAAATTCTTCTCATCCATGATGCCTGTAAAGCCAATCAACGCTGTAGGCGGTGAAACTTGCTTACTTAGCAAGTCCAAAATCTCTGCCATACGCTTGTTGCGTAGCTGTTGCAGGAAAATTAGACGTTGTACTTCTGACATACCCCAGAAGTAGTCGTACAGAGGGTTAGGGCATATCTGTACAAATGGGCACTCGCCCTTTAGAAATACAGTTTCGCCTGGTCTATCGTAAATAATGACATCTGGGTCTGCTTTGGTAACGACTTGATAGTCATTGGTGTCGTCATTCCACACCCACAACTCAGTCATTTCTACCGTATCTTCCGCAACCGTGGCCTTGTAGCGGTTCATGCCTGCAAGGTCGAGGTTCACGTTACCGTACATCGTGGGATTAGATTGGCTCAAAATGATGCGCTCAATCCCGTTGGCTATCTCTGTACGCTCGTGCTGGGTACTCTCGACCCGTTTGACAATGGCTTCACGATTAGGATGACTGTACAAACGGTTGTACAACTCAGATTTGGTGATGTAGTACGTTTGTACAAACGCTTCTTGGCGGTCCAGATAAGGGGTATCTTCCCGCAATACCCCCATCGTGGCTGGCTCTACCATGTAAGGGTGAATGCCTTTGTTGATAACCAACTTGATAAATGTGCTGTTGTAATCCAGCGCCCATGTCACGGCGGTGGAAAACACCTGGTCAGCATTACTGCTCAACCACTCGTCATTAAGCGCACGTGTCAAAGATGGAATCTTGTTATGTTCCTCTTGAGGAACGGCTGCACCCAAATCAATACTGAACCTTGTGGTTTCTGCTGAATAGAGAAACGAGGTCAGCTGGTCGATGTGGGGAAAAATCTTGTTGTACAAAGCTGGTGATTCGTCTGGACCATTGCCAAACAAGTACCAGCTTCGCAGAGAAGCGTAATCTGCTTTTCTTTCCTCCCGTGACACCAGACACTTCTGAATCAAATCCAGATAGAAAAACTCTCGGTCTAGTGGCTCGGTAGGAATTCTCATTTGCTTACCTGTAAATTCTCGTGGTCGTTTACATAACTTGCGGGTCTAGGACCTGTCAAGTTCCCCGTGTCTTTGGGCGAAATGCCAACAGATTCTCCATTAACCGATTTGAATTGTCCACCCATGACCGATTTCATGCTGATATTACCGCCACCGCCCCAAATGGCAGCGTCACCAGGTCGTGGACCCTTATCCTGTGGCTGTTCATTGTTGCGGGTAATGTAACCTGTCTGATGCTCTCCCTCTTTGGTGGACTTGATGTCCGTCATCCCAAAGTCTAGGGCAAGGTTTTGAATAGTTTTATCAGCTTTTTTAGTTTTATCAGAACGTGTACCCACGGGCTTAAGATGCACCACGCTGATTTCAGATTTGCAGTGCTTCATAGGGCATTGGGGTTCCCAAGCCTCAAAAATGCCGTGTGAATCGCAATAATAGTCTCTCAGTATGCCCATAGTTACCCTCTAAGTGCTTCGTTAAGGTCAAGTTCACTGTAATCATGGCGGTTGACCATTCCCACCTTGATTTTGATGCCATCAGCAGTCAAATTCAGCCTAGTGCTTGGCATGAGCGGCGGTATTGCCTGCTTACGGTAGTCCACAAACTTCTTGTGTCCATCCCGCATGACCCGCACATTCCCCTCTCGCCACTCTGTAAACGCTTTGTTAACCCGCAACTGCATGTATTCAGATAACGGTTCTGTCTCTGTAATGAAGATGGTCCACATCTTGTCAGGCGTTAAACCGCAGAGCTGGGCAAACAAAGCCATCGAAATGCCTCTGTCTTTGTCAGCCACAAAACGCTTCATCTGACGCATAAGCTCTTTCTTGGACAACACTTTCATTTTTTTCCAGTAAGAAGATGAGATTGCTTTCAGGAATAGGACTATCTTGGATTTGTAGCTCAAACGACATGTTGTGAACAGCCGTAACAAAAAACCCAGCCTTGGCCATCAACGCTGCCCACATATCAGCGGTGTGAATGCTGTAGTGATTAGGGTTGTACTCGTGCCTACGGGCGCAGCCAGGCGCAGGAACTTCTACGTACATCTTGCCACCCAGCTTCATTACCCTGTTGAATTCGTACAAAGTAAACAGCGGGTAGGGAGAATGCTCTAGCGCATGTCTGCACCAGATGTAATCCACGATGCGGTTTGGCACAGGCAAGTCTGACATGTCCGATTTCAAACAGCTGTGCCACTTTTCTCCGCAAGCCACAAGGTCATCATCACTAAGCGTCACGCCCACCAAATTGGTGTAACCCTTTTCTTTCAAAATGTCCATAAACAAACCTTGCCCACAACCTATGTCTAGCACGTAAGCTGTCACAGGAACGTTTGCAGGCACAAAAAAGTCCCTTACCACCTCTGGTATCAACTGAGAGTGAAAACCGCCTTCAGGCTCGCTGTAGACGCTTTTGAGGGCAAGCTCTGTGTAGTGCTGAAACTTCTCTTCTCTCATTGGTACATCCCTATACGTTTTAAGTAATCACTCACGTTCCTGCCAACAGAAAGCTGTTCAGGGGTGTAGTCATCCTGTGCTTGACTGATATTGCGGGTGAGCTTCTGAGCAATCAGTCTTGGCTGCACCTGCTCTGCCCAAGCTACGGTTGCCAGTGCTGCGGCAATCACACGGTCATCTTTACTCCTGCCTGGCGCACCCAAAAAGCCGTCTTCCCTCACGATGGTCTTCATCTCCTCTAGCGTGTCCATGCTGCGTATCTTCAT